GGATTCCAGGGCCACGTCCACCAGGGACGCTGCGAACTCTGCCAACCCGAGCATGCGCGCCTGGGCGATCGCTTTGCTGATGGTTTTGTCCAACTCCTCGCGTGACGTCGACGTCACGGCGCCCGCCTTGGCAGTGGCGGCGCCACCCTTACCGGCTTTGCCCCAGGGCAAACCCTTTTCGGGATCATTCTTGAGAGTGGGGGTCCACGGCACGCCGTGGAACATGGCCCGCGCGGCACCCTGCGCATACTCGGTGAAGGTTTTGGCCTCGACCACGCCCGCCGCGACTGCGTCGACCACTACTTGAGATTCCCGGATGGCGCGCTGTGCGGCCTTGCATGCGGCCTCATCTCGGCCAATCGTCGTCATGCACAGGTCCACGTACATTTGCATGGACTGGGCGATAGTGGCGGACCACTTGGATCCGGCCAGATCGAACGCCTTAGTGGCGCGGAGGATGGACTTGGCCTGCTCATCGAACGCGGGGGCCTTGACGGGGGCGGGCTTGTTGGATGCTTGAATGACTGACATGGTGATTTCCTTTGACTAGGGTTGATTGAATTACCGCAACACCTGCGATGGATCGAACTATAGGGGAATCCGCCCAGGGCGTCAAGTGTTTGTTTAGATCTAAGGTTAGACCGGGCGGGCCGCGACCCCACCCCCACCGGACCCCCCGCTGTGTACTTGGGACTCCGCGCGCGCCGCTTACGCTGAGTGTCAGATCCTCCACCACTTCCCCACGACGTCATACTGTATATTTAACCAGTACCCCCACCCCCACCCACCCCCGAATATGCGCGCACCCCCCGGTAGGAGTCCCAAACCTCCTCCCCGTGCCGAAAATACAATACACTCGGGCCGTCCAGGGCTGCGCTTTCGCCATGTTCACACCGCCAATCGAAACTGATATACCCCTTGCGGACTTCACGCCGACGTTTGAGTCGCTTGAAGACCGAGTAACTTCCGCCCTCCAATCTTTATTGGAGGTCGACCACCTGCCGACTCCAACGGAGGTAGACAGGAAGATCGGACGTGCTGCCCTGATGGGTAATCCGGTGTCTGACGAAGAACTCTCCAGACCCGAGGTAATCGTGCACATCGCGGCCATGCTCGATGAGTACGACAAGACAGTTGTGAAGTCCGCTGCCCAGATGCGGACTTACGTGACGAACAAACTGATTCTGGAGACCGAGAATCCGGATCCGCGCATTCGCCTGAAGTCCCTGGAGCTACTGGGCAAGATCTCCGACGTGGGGCTGTTCACGGATAAGACGGAAATCACCCTGCGCCACCGCCCCACCGAAGAGTTGGAGCAGATGCTGCGGGAGCGGCTGACTAAGGTGATCGAAGGGGAGGTTTTTGAGGCGAACGACGCCCCACAAGCCCCTGCAAGGCTTGATCTGTCTGAGATTACGGACGTAGATTCGCGGTGACGTGCGGATGAGACTTCCCGCCAATATCACGGCCCCCATGCTTGACCGCTTTGTCAAGACCTTGCCGCCAGAGGAGGCGGTTGAACTGCTTGCGATGTTTGAGGAGTTGGAGGAGCGAAAGCGCATCTCCCTATGCCAGAACGACTTTCTGGCCTTCATCGGAGCGTTGGACCCCAAATATAAGTTCGGTGCACACCTCAAACGTCTGGGCGGGCTGCTCATGGACGTGGAGAAGGGCTACAAAGACCGGGTGGCGGTGTCCATGGCACCCCGTATGGGCAAATCCCAGATGATCTCCATTTACTACCCGGCGTGGTATTTGGGGCGAAACCCCGACCACAAGGTGATTGTGGCGTCCCACACGGCAGATTTGGCGGTTGTGATGGCCCGCAAGGTGCGAAACCTCATGCAGACGCCGGAGTACCAGAAGATTTTTCCCCAGACGGCCATCGCGTCTGATGCCAAGGCCGCAGGACAGTGGAACACGACTGCCGGGGGTGAGTATTTCGCCATCGGTGTGGGCGGCGCACTGGCCGGACGGGGCGCACATCTGATCATTGCTGACGATCCGCACTCGGAACAAGACCTGAAATCGTCGAATTTTTCGTCTCTGGACGCCACTTACGAGTGGTTTACTGCCGGTTTGCGCACCCGCTTGATGCCAGAGGGCAAGATTTGCGTGCTTCACACGCGTTGGCACCTGCGAGACCTCATCGGACGGCTTACCAAGGACTCGGCCCTGAACGAAGACGGGGATAAGTACGAGATTTTCGAGTTTCCGGCCATTCTCAACGAGGGAACGCCTGACGAGAAGTCGATTTGGCCCGAACAGTGGGCTTTGGAAGCCCTCCAGAAGACCCGTGCCTCCATGCACCACATCATGTGGCAGTGGTACGCGCAGTATCAGCAAAATCCGACCGCATCCGAGGCCGCGATCATCAAGCGGGACTGGATAAAGTGGTGGCCCGACGACAAACCCCCCGAGGAAATCGAGTTTGTGGTGCAGGCGTACGACACGGCGCTCACCACCAAGGAGCGATCGGACTACTCTGTATGCCAGACCTGGGGCGTTTGGAAAGACCGCAAGGGTGTGGACAACGTCATTTTGCTCAACTGCGTGCGCGGCAAGTATGAGTTCCCCGAACTCAAGACCATGGCCTTGGAGCAAGCCGAGGAATGGGAGCCGGACTCGGTGATTGTGGAAGCCAAGGCGTCAGGTCAGCCGTTGATCGACGAGATGCGGCGCTCGGGCCTGTTCGTGCAGGATTTCAGCCCCGGTAAAGGGCAGGACAAGATCGCCCGACTCAACGCTGTGGCGGATATGTTCGCGGCGGGGCAGGTGTGGTTCCCCGAGACGTCCTGGGCATCCACGGTAGTTGAAGAGATCCTGGCCTTTCCTGCCGGGGAGAACGACGACTGCGTCGACACCTGCACGCTTGCGTTGATGAGGATTCGTAAAGGTGGGATGATTCGCCTTACGACTGATAAGGTTGACGACGAGCGGTTTTTCCGCACGCGTCAGGCGTCGTATTACTAAGGATTTCAGATGGCTACAAATATCGACTCCGCGCTCGTACCGCTCGACCCCGCGCTGCTCACCGATGAGCCCGCCATTGAGATTGAGGTCGAGAATCCCGACAGTATGTCCATTGGGATCGACGGTATCGAGATTGAACTGGAGCCCGAGCCGGAAATCGCGGAGGAGTTCGACGCCAACCTTGCCGAGTACATGGAGGATGGTGACCTTGCCTCCCTTGCCACCGAACTCACGGAGTTGGTGGAGGCGGACATCCTGTCTCGCAAGGACTGGGCAGATATGTATGTGAAGGGGCTTGAAGTCCTTGGGATGAAATACGAAGAAAGGACTGAGCCTTGGAGTGGCGCATGTGGTGTATACAGTCCCCTCCTAACCGAAGCCGCTGTTCGGTTCCAGTCGGAGATGATCACGGAGACATTCCCCGCCCAAGGGCCGGTGAAGGTGCAGATCATCGGGCAGGAGACCCCCGAGAAGAAGGACTCAGGGCAGCGGGTTCAGGACGACATGAACTACCGCCTGACCGACGAGATGGTGGAGTACCGCCCGGAGCATGAGAGGCTGCTGTACTCCCTCGGCCTTGCAGGTGCGGCGTTCAAGAAGGTGTACTACGACCCGAGCATCGGGCGACAGACCGCCCCCTTCATCCCGGCAGAAGACCTGATCATTCCCTACGGCGCGTCTAATGTGTACACCGCCGAGCGCGTGACGCATGTGATGCGTAAAACCAAGAATGAGGTCAAGAAACTTCAGGCTGCGGGCTTCTACCGAGACATTGAACTTGGCGATCCGGTGCAGATGCACTCGGACATCGAGAAGAAGAAGGCAGAGGATCAGGGATACAGCCTGACCGACGACGACCGCTACCAACTGTTTGAGGTTCACGTTGACCTTGACCTGCCCGGGTATGAGTCTGAGGATGGTGTGGCCCTGCCCTACGTCGTGACCTTGGAGCGCGGGACTCAGAAGGTGCTGTCTGTGCGGCGCAACTGGGATGAGTTTGATGAGCGCAAGAGCAAGAGGCAGCACTTCGTTCAGTACACCTACATTCCCGGATTCGGCGCTTATGGGTTGGGCTACATCCACCTGATCGGGGGTTACGCCCGCGCGGGCACATCCATCATCCGCCAACTCGTGGACGCGGGTACGCTGTCCAACCTCCCGGGCGGCTTGAAGTCCCGTGGTCTGCGGATCAAGGGTGATGACACACCGATTGCCCCCGGAGAGTTCCGCGATGTGGACATCCCGTCCGGCTCGGTGCGTGACAACATCATGGCCCTGCCGTACAAGGAGCCGTCGCAGGTTCTGGCAGGATTGCTTGAGCGGATCACGGACGAGGGCAGACGCCTTGCCGCCATTGGAGACTTGAAACTCTCCGATATGTCGGCCCAAGCCCCGGTGGGCACGACCTTGGCTCTCTTGGAGCGACAGCTTAAAACGATGTCTGCCGTGCAGGCCCGCGTGCATGCGAGCCTGAAGATGGAGTTCAAACTCCTCAAGCAGATCATCCGCGACTACATGCCCGAGGACTATTCCTACGTCCCGGAGGGTGGAGATCGGTCGGCCAAGCAGGCTGACTACGACACCGTGGAGGTGATTCCGGTAAGTGACCCCAACGCCGCGACGATGGCGCAGCGGATCATGCAGTACCAAGCCGCGCTACAGATGGCGCAGGGTGCTCCGCAGATTTATGACATGCCGCAGTTGCACCGCCAGATGTTGGAGGTGTTGGGCCTGAAGAACACGGAGAAGTTGATCCCGCTGTCCGAAGAGGCCAAGCCGCGTGATCCGGTCTCGGAGAACATGGGCTTCCTGACTGGCAAGCCTGCCAAGGCGTTCATTTATCAGGATCATCAGGCGCACATCGCTGCCCACATGTCGTTCATGCAAGACCCCATGATCGGGCAGATGATCGGCCAGTCTCCGATGGCTCAACAGATGGGCGCGGCCATCATGTCTCACATCGCGGAGCACATGGCGTTCGCCTACCGGCAGCAGATCGAGGATCAGTTGGGCGTGCCCATGACTGCGCCAGATGCAGAGTTGGACGAGCAGACCGAGGTTCAACTGTCTCGCTTGGTGGCTCAGGCCGGTCAGCAGTTGCTCCAGAGCAATGCCCAGAAGGCCCAACAGGCTCAGGCACAGCAGATGGCCCAGAACCCGCAGATGCAGATGATGCAGCAAGAGTTGCAGCTAAAGGCTGAAGAACTCAGGCGCAAGGAGCAGGATTCGCAGCGCGACTTCCAGATCGCGCAGGAAAAAATCCGGCTTGAGCGCGAGCGCATCGCAGCGGAGGAGCGCAAGGAGCAACTGCGGCAGGCCAATCAGTCTCAACAGAACGAGAAGCGCATCCGGGCGGACATGCTCAAGACAGTGTTGAAGCCCAAACAACAACCCAAACCGCAGGTTCCGCCTGCAAGGAAACAGTAAGAAATGGCAACCACTGCGTTCGACGTGGTTTTGAAGAACATCGAGGAGTCGCGGGAGTCCATCGCCCGCGCCCTCATTGACGGTGGTGCTCGGGATTACGCCGAGTACCGCATGATGGCAGGCGAAATCCAAGGTCTTTCGCGTGCCATTTCTTACATCAATGACCTTGTGCGAAAGATGGAGCAAGACGAAGATGAGTGAAATCCTCCTGAGTGAAGACGGCCATACGGCCACGACACTGCCTGTTGCGGCGGAAGACAAGGCCAAGCAGGTACCCGATCCGGTCACCTACCACCTCCTGTGCGCTCTGCCGGAAGTGGACGAGAAGTACGAGAGCGGTCTGGCGAAGGCCGGACAGACGATGCACTTCGAAGAAGTGATGTCGCCCGTGCTGTTCGTGATGAAGATGGGGCCGGACGCATACGCCGATAAGACGCGCTTCCCCAACGGCCCGTCGTGTCGAGTGGGCGACTTTGTTCTGGTGCGCCCCAACACGGGCACCCGCATCAAGATTCACGGGCGTGAACTGCGCATCATCAACGATGACTCGGTGCAGGCTGTCGTTCAAGACCCTCGCGGAATTGGTCGCGTTTAAGGAGGACTCATGGACAAGAACGAGTACAAACTCCCCGAGCCGGAAGGCAACGAGGAAGAAAAGATCGAGATTGAGGTCGAGGGCGAAGAAAAGCCCGAGGTCGAGGTTGTAGACGACACTCCCCCGGAGGACAGGGATCGCAAGCCCATGACCGATCCCCCGGCAGATGTGACGGACGACGAACTTGCGCAGTATTCCGAGAGCGTGAAGAAGCGCATTCAGCACTTCGCCAAGGGATACCACGAGGAGCGCCGCGCCAAGGAAGCCGCACTGCGGGAACATGAGGCGGCAGTTCAACTCGCGCAGAAACTGTATGAGGAGAACAAGAAACTCCAAGGCAGTCAGGCTCAGAGCCAACAGGTCTTGCTTGAGCAGGCCAAGAAAGTCGTCCAGAACGAGGTCGAGGACGCCAAGCGCAAACTCAAGGAAGCCTACGACGCGGGGGACAGCGACAAGTTGTTGGAGGCCCAGGAGGCATTAACTGCGGCCAAGATTCGGGCCGATCGAGTTAATAACTTCAAGCCCGCCCCTGTTCAAGAAGAAAAACCTGTGGTACAACCCGCACCGCAGGCAGTTACTTCTCCGCAAGAAACCAAAGTCGATCCCAAAGCCGCAGCGTGGCAAGACGAAAATTCGTGGTTCGGGACTGATGAGGAAATGACGGCGGTTGCGTTGACTGTCCACCGAAAACTTGTGGCAAGTGGAGTTGACCCGAACAGCGATGATTACTACCGCAGCATCAACAGACGGATGCGAGAGGTTTTTCCGAGTGCGTTCACCTCTGAGAAACCAGAAAAGCGGAAGTCGTCACCTGTCGTGGCAGCGGCCACACGCAGCACAGCGCCCCGAAAGATCGTGCTGACCCAATCACAAGTGAACATCGCCAAGCGACTGGGCGTTCCTCTGGAAGCCTATGCTCGTCAGGTTGCGGAAGATATGAGGAAACAAAATGGCTGAGAACCGTGCATCCCGTGATTTGGAAACCCGAGCCAAGGCCGAACGGCCCGCGCAATGGCTTCCCCCTGAACTCCTGCCCAATCCGAACCCGGAGGAAGGCTATGAGTTTCGTTGGATTCGCGTCAGCACACTGGGCAACTCTGACCCGGTGAATGTCTCCTCCAAACTCCGCGAAGGTTGGGAACCTGTGAAGGCATCCGATCATCCCGAGATTCAACTGATGGGAACCGGGGACAAGTCTCGCTTCCCGGACAGCATTGAAGTCGGCGGTCTGATCCTGTGCAAAACCCCGAAAGAGTTTGTCCAACAACGCAACTCGCACTACAACCGTCAGACGGAAGGGCAGATGCAGTCGGTGGACAACAACTTCATGCGCGAGAACGACCCCCGGATGCCGCTGTTCAAGGAACGGCGCACTGAGGTGAAGTTCGGACGCGGTTAATCCATTCAGGAGTGAAAAATGGCTTCTACTGCCGCACCCTACGGTCTTCGCGCCGTTAATCTGGTGGGTGGGCTACCGTATGCCGGTAGCACCCGCAACTTCAAAATCAACCCTGCCGGTCACGCCAACAACATCTTCAACGGAAGTGTTGTCGCGCTTGATGCCAACGGCTATATCACGCTGATGACCGCCACTGGCGCTGATGGCACGACCAATGCCTTCTCTGCCGGTACCGTGGGCGTCTTCGTGGGCTGCTCGTACATCAACGCTCAGGGCCAACTGATCCACTCGCAGTTCTACCCCGCCAACACCACTGGCGATGTGAACGTGTACGTGGTCGATGACCCCAACGTGATCTTCCAAGTGCAGGCCAACGGCCCGATGGCTCAGGCCAAACTGGGCGAGAACGTGTTTCTGGCTAACGCTCAGAGCACGAGCACGGGCAACACCCGCACGGGCAACAGCAACGTCGCGGTGTCTACCACCTCGCAAACCACTGCCGCCGCCTTCCGGGTTGTCGGCTTCGTGGACAGCACGACCTCGCAGGTTGGTGATGCCTTCACCGACATTTTGGTGAAGTTCAACCCCGGTCAGCATTCGTATCTGAATGCCGCAGGCGTCTAAGGAGTAATTCAAAATGGCAATTTCTCGTGCCCAACTACTGAAGGAACTCCTGCCGGGTCTGAACGCCCTGTTTGGCATGGAGTACAAGCGCTACGCCGAAGAGCACAAGGAAATCTACGAGACGGAGACCTCCGAGCGTTCGTTCGAAGAGGAAACCAAACTCGCAGGCTTCGGCGCCGCTCCGGTGAAGAACGAAGGTCAAGCCATCGCGTATGACAACGCGCAGGAAGCCTTCACGACGCGCTACACGCACGAAACCATCGCCCTTGGTTTCTCGATCACCGAAGAGGCGGTTGAGGACAACCTGTACGACAGCCTGTCGTCCCGGTACACCAAGGCTCTGGCCCGTGCAATGGCCCACACCAAGCAGGTCAAGGCTGCTGCGGTTCTGAACAACGGCTTCAACCCCGCCTTCCCGGGCGGTGATGGCGTGTCGCTGTTTGCAACCAACCACCCCTTGGTTGGCGGTGGCGTCAACAGCAACCGTCCGACCGTGGGCGCCGATCTGAACGAGACTTCTCTGGAAGCCGCCGTTATCCAGATCAGCCTGTGGACGGATGAGCGCGGCCTGCTGATCGCAGCCAAGCCCAAGAAGATGATCGTGCCGCCGCAACTGATGTTCGTGGCAACCCGTCTGCTTCAGACCGAAGGCCGTGTCGGCACCTCCGACAACGACCTGAACGCACTGAAGACCAACGGCGCGATCCCCGGTGGTTACGCTGTGAACCACTACCTGACCGACCCCAATGCATGGTTCTTGACCACTGACATTCCCAACGGTCTCAAGCACTTCGTGCGTGCTGGTATGTCCACCTCCATGGACGGTGATTTTGATACTGGAAACGCACGGTATAAGGCGCGCGAAAGGTACAGTTTTGGATGGTCTGATCCGCTCTCGATGTGGGCATCGCCGGGCGCTTGACGCCTAAAACCTAGCATTCATGCGGGTTGCAGAGGGGGCTTCGGCCCCCTTTGTTTTGGCTCTTGTGTTACTTGTTCAGTTTGTGGTACATTATGTTCAGCGCGGGCGTTGTTGCCTGTGACGAACCCCAAGGAGCACTCAATGGCACGCGGCATCTACAAAATCATCAACATCGTCAACAACAAGTTCTACATCGGCAGCGCCGTTGACTTAAAGCGCCGCAAGACGCGTCACTTTTCTGAACTGCGTACTGGCAAACACAACAATCGCCACCTGCAAGCGGCATGGGTTAAGTATGGGGAGCAGGCGTTTATTTTTGTCGTGGTTGAGGACTTGCCGCAGGACGCCGATTTGCTTGCCGCCGAGAATGTGTGGCTCAAAGAGCATGTCGGTAAAGACTATTGCTACAACATCGGCGTAGATGCAGTTGCCCCTATGCTCGGTATGAGCGGTGAGGCAAGCCCGACTTGGGGGCTTAGGCATACGGCAGACGCGAAGCGGCGAATATCTGAAGCCGGTAAAGGGCGCGTACCCTCTGCCGAGACGCTAGCCAAGCGCAGTCTCACCCTTCGAGGGCGTCCAGTGTCTTCCGCCACCCGTGCCAAGATCAGCGCCACCCTGTCCGGTGAAGGCAACTATTGGTACGGAAAGAAGCGCCCGGATCATGGGGCCAAGGTCAGCAAGGCAGTTGTGGTCACCGACCCCGAGGGCAGGACAGAGGTATTTGACAGTATCCAGTCCCTTCGGGAAACCCTCGCTCTGAAGCCCCCGACAGTTAATCGAGCCCTGCAATCTGGCGCGGCAATTACGCGAGGGCCTATGAAGGGGTGGTCGTTCAAATATGCTTGCGCGGAATCCACCCCCGAGGTATAAACACCACTACCAAGATTTCATCACCAACCCACTGACCGACTTGGCGGGCTTCCTCAGAGACAGTGGGTGCAGATTGAGGACTTATCATGGGAATCGCTACCCACTTGGGCAGTTGGCTGCTCGGTACGGTCAAGAACACCACCGGCACCACGCTTGGCAATATCCGCAACACGGGTGCCACGACTGTCGTTCAGTCGGCAGTTGTTCCCGGTAACGCTGCGGCCAACACCGTCGCATTTGTTCTGCCCGCAGGCGCGATGCTTGTGTCGATGCAGTTCGTCACGACGACCGCCTTTGGCGCCGCACAGACCATCACGGTCAGCCTGAACAACGGGACGACCACAACGGCCATCTCGGGTGCCACGACCATCACCACTGCGGGTTCTGCCTCGGTGACTCTGGCTGCGACTGCCGCTGCTGCGGCTCTGGCGGTCAATGTCGGCCCGACCGATGTGTTTGTGCAGTATTCGCTTGGCACCTCTACCACGGGTACGGGGACGCTGCTGATTGAGTACGTGATGCGTGAGTCGGATGGTTCTTCTGCTCCCGGCTCGTTCAACGCCTGATAGGGGGTAGCCATGCGCCCCATTAACCAGACGGCAACAGCGGCAGGCCCGCTTGCGCCGATCCCGATGGATCACTACCGCGACCCGTTTAACGTGGGTCTTGCGGTGGTGCTGTCGCCCGGAGCGTCCTTGACCTATACGGTTGAGCACACCTTCGATGATGTGTATGCCCCGGGGTTTAACCCCGCACTGGCTACGTGGTTCCCCAATACCACGCTGACCGGGCAGACCACATCCAAGGATGGCAACTACGCTTTCCCGGTGACGGCGCTGCGGCTCAACGTCACAGCATTTACATCTGGAACGGCGTCGTTCAAGGTCATCCAAGCCGGTATGTCAGGAGAGTGATATGAAGGTGGATATTGCTGCGCTGAACAAGTTTGCTGACACCTTCGGCCCCGCTATCGCTGCCATCCCTGCGGTGATTGACGCCGTGAGCAAGAGCAACGATCTGGAGCGTCACATCGCCATGAAGCAACAAGAGTTGCAGAAGGTGATGCAAGACATCGAAAAGGCCAAGGCCGAGGGCGAGACGTTCATCAAGAACACTCAGATTCGCGCTGATGAGTTGATCGAGTCCGCCAACCAGTTTGCCAAGGAGTCGCAGGAGCGCATCGCTGCTGAGAAGGCCAAGGCCAAGGATGCGTTGACGGTGCTCAACGACCAGTCGGTGAAGGCGCAGGCGGCGGTGTTTGCCGCCAACCAAAAGCGCAAGGAAGCCGAAGACGAAGCGACCAAGAAGATTGCCGAACTGGACGCCGCACATGCGGCCAAGGTCAAGCAGTTGGAGTCCGAGATCGAGGACTTGGAAGCGCGTCACGCCAAGGCTGAGAAATCGCTTGCCACGCTGCGGGCCAAGTTGGAGGTCTAAGTGTCGGTTGTCGGCGGGGTAAGCGCCGTACACCTCGTTGAAAACGTAGGGGTTGAGGTTAAAAACTCGACCCCTATTCCCGTCACCGTTATGGGCGGTGGCGGCGGGGCACAGGATGTAAACGTCCTGAACTTCCCTGCGGTGCAGGCGGTGAGCGGTGTTGTTGATGTAGCCAACTTCCCCGCCACGCAACCCGTCACGGGCACCGTCTCCTCAGAAGACACCTATGTTGGCGGGCAGACATTACCTGACCAGACTTCGGGCGGTTCTGCGCTGACATTCACTTTCTCTGCGCCTGTGCAGTTGGCGTATGCGTTCTTCAAGACCACTCTTGGCACGAGTACGGCGCGGGTAGACCCGTTCGGCGGTACCGCTTCTGCCACGCAGGGTATCCCCTTGGATGACGGTGTGCCGCAAGCATTTCCGGTGCAGACCTCGACGCTGAGTGTGTTTGCACCGATTGGCGTGACGGTGAGTGTCTGGGGCTATCGCTATGCCTAAGATATTCCAGACGGTTGTTAAACGCACTACGGTCATCATCCCGCCAAGCGGGGATACGGTGGTCAACGAGCGGATAACCTACGACCGCCCCGAGGTGGTGCCGAATCAGGCAGTTCGTGATGCGCTCAAGACAGCGGCATCCGAGTCCGTCCCCGCACAGCAAGAGTTCGTGATTGCGGCTCTCTTGGCCCGCGCGGAGGAAACGAGCCCGACACCCGAAGAGACGATCCGCAGTACGGTGCGTCCGATGATTTCGGAAGTGGTGCCGGGGCAGACCGACACGCAGATGCTTGCGCTGCGGGCATCCGAAACCCTGCCCCCGATCAGCGAGGCGCATCAGATCAGGCTTGTCACGCAGGAGGCGGTGCCTGAGCAGACCGAGACTATCCGCATCACGCCGACTGTGATGGTGTTTGAAGCGGTGCCGCTGATCCGAGAGAACGTCGCAGCGGCGATCATCGAGCAGGACAACTTTGTGAACGCTCCTGTGGTGACGGAGCCGATCACGGCCACGCTCACGGGGTATGCGAACGCTGTGGTGGCAAACACCACATGGGCCAACCCAAACAACGCATTGGGCAACACTACAGGCACTGCGGCAACCTTGAGCGCGGCTTCATCCGGCTTGGCGGGTACGACGAACAACACCTCAACAGGTGCCCTGACGCTTGGGTTTCTCGATGTGAACTTGGGCGATTTGGTCATCAGCAGCGTCACGCTGCAAGTCGAAAACCAGGGCGCAACCGCCGGTGTTGCCATCGCGCAGCCAACGACCAACATTGCCTACCAATACAGCTTGGACGGCACCAACTTCACCACCTTCTTCACCCACAACACGCCCGCGCTTGCTAAGGGCATCAGGACGGTGGATGTGACGGCATTGGTGGGGCAGGATCAAGCGAAGTTGAGCGCCTTGCAGATCAGGGCAACGGGCAGCGTCACAAGCGGCACTGGCCTTGGCGCCACCAACACTGCGTCATTCTTCCGTGCATGGATGGTGGTCAACGCCGCGAGGACTTACTGATGATTCAAGCCGACATCACCATCCGCGTGACCTGCGACACCAAAGCCGAGGCCGAAGCCGCCAAAAAGAAACTAGAGGAAATCGGCGCCAAGATTCTCGATTGGGGACTTAACCCGACAACATTCACGGCCACGATGCGCCAAGAATTGACCGAGCCATGAGCGAATCTCTCAAGTACCCCCAACCTCAGCGCATGGAAACAAGCGCGGCAGCGGTATGCCGCAAGTGTGGCGCAGAGGTCTACACCGAATCCATCATCGAGCAAGACGGGGTTCCCGTCGAGCGCATCGTGTCGGGCACGTTCCGGCAAGCACTTGACCCTGACGGCCTGCCCTACGGCCCGGTCATCCCATTTTGCAAGGAGCACTGACATGCCTGTCGTAGATAACGGACTCACCATTCTTCGTGATCGAACCATTGGTAGCGGCACAAAAGCCGCCTTCATTGTGGACTCACTTGGTTTTGGCACCAACGATGCCGCTGACGGCGCAGGCCCATCGTTCCCGATCAACAAGTTGGGCGGCGGCACGGCCAACAACGCGGCAGGTCAGGCAAGTACGAACTCTTACTGGAAAACGTCAACCAACGTCATTCAGACCACGGGCACGGACTCGGCATCTGATCCGTTCTTCCAGTTTGAAGCCACCTTCGCCACGACTGAGATTTCAACCACACCGGGAAGCACGGTGGTGCTGTACGAGATCGGTATCAGCAGCGGCGCTCTGAACGGCACGAATCCGGCAAGCAATGATGGCACGCGCCTGTTTACCCGCAAGCGCATCGGCGGCACGGCGGGCATCGGCAAGACCCAAGACATCGACTTGGTGGGCCGCGTAAAAGTGACCTTCTAAGGTACCGGGGGGCGGTATGGAACAGCAGACCAACCATGAGATAGCGCAAGAACTTGCTGTGCTCAAGGCCGAGATGAAGGCCGAGATGAAGGGCATCAGCACGAGCATTGAGTCGATCCACAAGCAGTTGGACAGCGTGGTTCAGATGCGGGACGAGATTACCCGCATGGCTTCGAACTACGAGAACTGGAAGGCTGAGAAGGAGACGATGTGGAAGCGTGTTGACGGTCTGCGCGAGGACTTGGAATCCCTGCGCGAGAAAGAACTGGCCGACCTAAAACGCGAGTTGAACCAGTGGGAAGGCGCAAGTAAACTGGCGCGTGTGTTCTTTGGTGTACTGTCCGGCTTGTTCACGGCCAGTATCACGTATCTGTTTGTGGCCCTGACTGATGCGAAGGTGATGGCTGAAAAGGTCAGGGTGTTGGAGATACACGTTCAACAGTTGGAGCAACGAGGCAAGTAGTATGACGCCCGAGGAAGTAACAATCGTGCATCAGGCTCTAGCGTTGATTGACACCCTCGGAGTAAAAGACCCAAACTTCAAAGAGCACTGCACTCGGGTTTCCCATGAGATCAGGAGAGTTCTTATGCGGAACATCCTGCGAGAATTCGTAGATGAAGCGAAGCATCAAGGTCAGGGAGGGGTGGTTCACAAAACCCATCCTTCCAACTGAATCCGGGTGGTACGAACGAAATTACGGTGACGTATGGACATGGAAAGACTGGTGGGACGTATCGACGCAGAGGTGGTACGCGAGTCCGGGCGGAAGACGTTGCTCGATGCAGGGCAAGTCGTGGAGACCCGTGAAGACCGAGCCGTCCGACAACAAATGATGCTCAAGAAGGCCCAATGGCTGCGAGAATTGGCCGCAGCAATGGAGAAACAACGTGGTTAAAAAAGCGCACCAGAATCCCAAAGGTGGCCTCAACGCCGCAGGCAGAGCACATTTTAAGAAGACGGAAGGTGCGAATCTGAAACCTCCCGCACCGAATCCGAAGACGGAGAAAGACGCGGCAAGGCGAAAGTCCTTCTGTGCGCGATCTGCGGGTCAGGCCAAGAAATTCCCCGACGCCGCCAAGAATCCAGAAAGCCGTCTGAGCAAGGCTCGACGGGCGTGGGACTGTTGACATGCCCTCAACCTCACCCAAGCAAGCCCGTCTGATGGCGGCTGCGGCTCACAATCCGACCTTTGCGAAGAAAGCAGGGATTCCTGTTGGCGTGGCAAAGGAGTTCAACGCGGCAGACAAGGGCCGCAAATTCGCAGAAGGTGGAACCATGAAGAAACTCCCTCCGTTTATGGGCAAAGAGACTCCCTCTGAAGAGAAGAAGGAGATGAAGGTCAAGAAGGCATCGCCTGCCATGTACAAGGAAGGCGAGAAGCGCGAGGGCGTGCACGGCAAGTCCGGTATGAAGAACATGCCCAAGTACGCCAAGGGTGGCATGGTCGATGGCTGCGCCACCAAGGGCAAGACCCGTGGGAAGATGGTATGAACGACAAGCCTTATCGCGCCGAGATGGGCGAGCCCCCAATGCCTGACGAGGGCGCACCGGGCATGCTGACCGAGAAGCAACGCATGGCCCCCATGCGAATCGGTAAGGCTTCAGATGTCAAGCCCGAAGAGCGCAAGAAGATGTCGCGCATGCCGATGGAGCCGGTGAAGAAGTACGCCAAGGGCGGTGTTGTCCGTGGCGACGGCTGCTGCTCAAAGGGGCATACAAAAGGGAAGATGGTGTAAGCGATGGCAACTTCAGGCACAACGGCGTTTAACCTCGATCTGACTGAACTTGTCGAGGAAGCCTACGAGCGTTGCGGCTCGGAGATGCGCTCCGGCTACGACCTCCGCACGGCCCGCCGTAGCCTGAACTTGCTCTTCGCAGACTGGGCGAACAGGGGGATTAACCTCTGGACTCTTGAGCAAGGCAGTCAGGTGCTGACGCCCGGCACTGACACCTACACCCTCCCGGCTGACACGGTTGACCTGCTTGACCATGTGATCCGCACGGGCGCGGGCAGCGCCACGACGCAGGCAGACCTGACCATCACGCGGATCAGTAATTCCACTTACTCCTCCCTGCCCAACAAACTCACCCCCGGGCGTCCGATTCAAGTTCGCATCCTGCGACATACACCCCCCACATTCACGGTGTGGCCGGTGCCGGACAACACGCAGACCTACACCTTCGTGTACTGGAGACTGCGCCGGATTCAAGATGCGGGCAACGGCGACAACACGATGGATGTCCCGTTCCGTTTCATCCCGCCGATGGTGTCCGGCTTGGCTTACTACCTGAGCATGAAGGTGGATGGCGGCATGGAGCGGATGCAGATGTTACAAGCCCAATATCAAGCAGATTGGCAAATTGCCTCCGAGGAAGACCGCGATAGAAGTGCGGTCAGGTTCGTGCCAAGGCCGATGGTGATCTGATGGGAAACAGGTTTGCGCTTGGTAAGCGGGCACTGGGTCAATGCGATAGGTGCGGTCGCGGCGTGAAGCTGAAGGAACTCAAGGATCAGCCGCTGAAGCAAAAGCCCACGGGCTTGCTTGTGTGCTCGGAGTGTTTGGATCAAGACCACCCGCAACTGATGCTTGGGTCGTTCCCGGTGGAAGACCCGCAGGCGCTGAGAAACCCGCGCAAGGACACGACTTACATCGCGGGCGGGCCGAATATCTCAGGTTTTCCAACGAGCGGATCAAGAGATACGCAATGGGGGTGGTCACCAGTGGGTGGATCAAGGCAAAATACGCCAACCCCGAATAACCTTGTGGCAAGAACTGCGGTGGGTAACGTCACCATCGAAACATAGGAGCCGGTATGAACACTAAGCAACCCAAGAAGGTGCCCAATCCCCCCAACTTCCCCAAGGACGACGCCAAGACCTCTGGGGTGGTTACTCGCGGCAACGGCTGCGCCACCAAGGGCAAGACGGCACGCGGCCCGATGGCCTGAGGGTGAGTTGTGAACTACGTTGAGTTGAGAGCCGCTGTTCAGGACTATACGGAGAACACGTTTTCCGATAACGACTTTGCGGTCATGACCGCATTGACCGAGCAGAAAATCTACAACTCCGTCCAACTGCCGACCCTGCGGAAGAACGCTACGCTGACCCTTACGGCCAGTAATAAGTTCGTCTCCGCGCCCAATGATTTCCTGTCGGTCTTTTCTCTGGCGGTCATCACCCCTGCGGGTGATTTCAACTTCCTGATCGACAAGGACACAAATTTCATTCGGGAAGCGTACCCGTCGCAGAACAGTGTTGGTCTGCCCAAGTATTACGCCATCTTCGGCCCGCCCACGGCGCAGCCCAATGAGTTGCAGTTCATTCTGGGGCCGACACCGAATTTGGCGTATCAGGCCGAACTGCACTACTTCTACTACCCTGAGTCCATCGTGACGGCGGGCACTTCATGGCTTGGCGACAACTTCGACTCCGCGCTGTTCAACGGCGTGATGGTTGAGGCGGCTCGGTTCATGAAGGAGGAGGCAGACATCGTGCAGAACTACGAATCGCAGTTCGGCCAGTCCATCATCCTGCTCAAGCAGTTGGGCGACGGAAAGAACAAGTCCGATTCCTACAGGAACGGCGAACCACGGGTGAAGGTCGCCTAATGGATAAGATCTCTAGGCAAGAGGCTAAGGCGCAGGGGCTTTCGAGGTGCTATGGAAGCGCGTGCCCAAAACACCCGGAACTTGAGGGCTTGCGGTATGTTTCTGGGGCGTGTGTAGAGTGTGCTAAAGCGACGCTGCGCCGATCCAGAGCAGCCAACCCCGAGCGAACCAAGGCTCAGAAAAAGAAAGATTATGCAAAATCAAAACTTAATCCGGTTGCTGTAGAGAACAAGCGGGTTGCTCAGTCGCGCTACTACGAGCGCAACAAGCAAAAAATACTCTCGTTTTGTCAGGATTGGCGGGCGCGGCATCCCGGAATTCAAAGAGAGTATTCAAAAGTGTTTAGGGAAACCAACCCCGGGGCTAAAAATGCGGATACAGCCCGGCGCAGAAGCGATAAACTTCGCAGAACACCGGATTGGTTGAGCGACGACGATAAGTGGATGATTCGACAAGCCTACGAGTTGGCGGCGATCAGGACGCGGCTGTTTGGGTTCTCGTGGCATGTCGACCATATTCTGCCGTTGCGCGGCAAGCGTGTTTCGGGACTGCATGTTCCGACAAACCTACAGGTGATCCCCGCCGAGGAAAACATCCGCAAAGGGGCCAACTGATATGCCGATTCTTCAGACCCAGACCACATCGTTTAAGCGGGAGTTGTATCAGGCCATCCACGACCTGACTACGGACACCCTCAAGATCGCCCTGTACAACGGCAGCGCTGCGCTCGATGAGAACACCACGGCGTATACGCCAACCAATGAAATCTCCGGCATCGGGTACAGCGCGGGCGGCAAGGTGCTCACTGGTGTGTCTATCGGAGTGTCGGGCTTCGTCGCCTTCGTGAACTTCTCAGATGTGGTGTGGAACCCTGCTGTGTTCACCGCCCGAGCGGCGCTGATCTATAACGCCTCCAAGGCCAATCGCGCCATTGCTGTTTTGGACTTCGGCTCAGACAAGTCCGCCACAACGCAGTTCAAGATCACCATGCCCGCCAACGATGCGGTCAATGCGCTGATCCGCTCATCGAATTGAGGTAACCCATGTCCTCTACTTACACGCCGCTTCTTGGGCTTGTCATACCGACGACTGGTGAACTAACGGGGACTTGGGGCGACATACTCTCCGACAACCTGACCAAGTATGTCGAGGCGTCCATCGCCGGGTTCTTGGTGGTGGGCGGCAGTGTCACGCTCAATACGACGATGGACATGCCCTTGGGGGCAACGTCTTCCCAGTACGCCATCCTGATCGCCTCGGGTCACACGGCCAACATCACGATCACGGTTCCTGCCACGAGCAAGACCTATGTGGTGATCAACACTTCTCCGACTTTCACGGTGACGGTACGCGGGACAGGCCCAACAACCGGGGCGACTCTGGCCGCAGGTGAGCGTGCGTTGGTGGCGTGGGTCAGCACGGATTTCGTCAAGGTGGCCCAACTCGGGGGCAGCGTATCGTTTACATCCGTCACTGCGACGACCTTCACCGGCAATCTGGTGGGCAACGCGCAGACAGCGACAACGGCGCTGACCGCTGATACGGCGACGATGGCGACGACCGCGACAACGGCGACCAACTTGAGCGGCGGCTCGGTCAACGGCACCACGGGCACATTCTCGGGTGCAGTCTCGGGGTTGTCCTTCAGTGGCGCGGGAACGGGCCTGACGGGGACTGCCAACGCTCTGAGTATCGGCGGCAACGCGGCAACGGCCACTTACGCGCTTACATCTGGAGCAACAGAGAACGCGACCAATGCGGTAAATGCCCAGTTCGCCGTCACGCAGCCCTTGACGGACAACAGCACCAAGATCGCTACAACCGCCTTCGCAATGGGCTTGGCCTTCCAAGCTGCTCTGCCTGATGTGGACGGGACGGTGGCAGGGTATGTACCGACGAACGACGGCACCAACTCATTCTGGTCACCACTCAAAACCATCGACGGTCAGAGCCTGCTTGGCGCGGGCGATGTGATCTTGCCCAAGCCCGAGGTCAGCAACGCCAAGGCTTTCTTCTTCTCCAGTTTCTAAGGATTCATCATGGCACTTGGAAAAACCAAAATCACCGGGCGCGGCTACCAGAAGGTTTACACCGTTCCTGCGGGCAAGCGGGCTACGGTCAGTTCTGTGGCGTATGCCAACGCTGCTTCCACGATGGCTCTGGCTGCACTACCATCGAATCAGTTGGCGAACGACGACGTAAACCTGTCGGCAGTGCCGTTTGATGGTATCAACGACACTCAGAATCTGGACGCAGGCAATCTCGCGCTGTTGCCGACGACAACCGGGTTCAATGCAGCGGCTAGTGTACTGACGGTCAACGGGGACGCCTCCAATAACCAACTGGGCTACGCTGTTGCGCTTGATGGGGATTACGCAGTTCTTGGCTACGGTGTGGGTGGCGTTCTCGGTAAGGTACTCATTTACTTCTATGACGGTACCGCGTGGACACTTCAGCAAACGCTTACCGACCCGGCAAACAATCCAAACTCCACCTACGGCTCCGCTGTTGCCATCAGCGGGGATAACATCATCGTCGGCGCGTTTGACGACGACACTCAGGCAACTAATAACGGTAGGGCGTACAGGTACACGCGAAGCGGAACCACTTGGAGTCTGGCCGCTACATTCACCAATCCGAACGGGGGTGCGTCAGACACCTTTGGTCGGTCAGTTGCAATCGCCGGTGACTTTATCGTCATCGGCTCAGATGGGTTTAGCGCCGGTGGCGCAATAGGGCGCGCCTACGGATACAGGGTATCTACGGGTAATACGCTCCAAGTAACTTTTACGAACCCTACCGGTGGTAACAATGATAGGTACGGTTTTTCAGTGGCATGTTGGTCTGATGGGCGGGTTCTTGTTGGGGCATACGCAAATCCTAGCGGCAGTAATACAGGCAGGGCATATTATTACGGGGCATTCGTAAACACTCTAACGGCAAACATTGCAAACCCGAACAATAACCAAGACAAGTTTGGATACACCGTAGCATGCGACAAGACCGGAACATTTTTCGCTATTGGTGCTGAGGGGTTTAACGGGAACAGCAACACGGGGCGCGTATATACATACTCTACAGCAACACCGACTTCGGTGTTGCAAGACATAGCGAACCCAACGGCGCAGACCAACTCCAATTTCGGTACCGGGCTTGCAATGGACTCCGCAGGTAATCTGTTGGTGGGTTCGTATCTGTTTAACGATGCCGTGGTTGACCAAGGAAGGGCGTATTTGTATACCCGAAGCGGCACGGCTTGGACTTTGATTGAGACAATAGATAACCCCGCTCCGGCATCAAGTGATCAGTTCGGCTTCGGAGTTGCCATAAGTCTTGGCGGCGCAAACAGCGCCACGACGTACACACAGAACTACACAGTGACGGGCAATCCGCGACCGTTTGTGTACACCTACCGTGGGGTTTCGGTCACGGTAAATCAGACCCTAAGTTCTGGCTCCCGAAGCGTGAGCGCCCCCAACCGAAATATGCTGATCGGTGCTTACCTTGATGATTCGGGCGCATTGTCGAATAACGGATCGGTGCAGTTCCGCACAGCCACGGCGATCACGGTGCCCACCACAACCATTGCTGCGACTGCACTCACGCAGCAAACGCTGCCCCCTGCCACACAGACTGCCATCAACACGCAGATTGACGACTTCCTTTTGCTGCCGGACAGCACTCTGGACAAGTTGGCTCTGGCGGTGGCGCAGACATTTGAGCGCACGGGGTTGGTTCTGGACGCGGGTGACACCATTGTCATTTCTCTGCCGGACGACGCAGGGGATGTGACCATCCAAGTTCGCGGTTTCGAAGAAACGGTTTAAGGAGATATTGAGATGCCAAGTTATGTTGGACAGCAGGGCAGCGGCACCGCAGAGGATTTGGGGGTCGGGAGTATTGAAGACCGCCCAAATTCGGGCAACCTGACGACCGTAAGCGGACGCACATACGGAGCGCTCAATAACGGCTATTCGTGGATTGCAAAGACTGAAGTTTCTTCGGCGGTGGGGTCATTTCTTGATTCCTACACAAGCAATACGGGCTTTCTTCGCTCGATTGGGGATGTGCCGTTGACAAGGAACCTTAACGCATCCGCTGCCGTATCAACACCTTATGCACCGATTTTCGATCCAATCCCGATCTCTCAAGGCAATGCTTTAGTAATGCTTGATGGGGCTACTGCGTTGGTAATTTCCCCGTCGGGGGTGGCGGCTCGGCGGCTTAGTACAACAAACATTTATGCCCAAGCATATGTGAACCCTTCAAACCCATCGCAGTTTGTTGCGGTGCGCGGTGTGAGCAATGGAAATCTGATCTATTCGACTTCCACAGATGGCGGTAACACATGGGTTGAAGGGTCACTATCGCTTGGGTTGTTCAGTGCGAATAGTTTGGGCGAATTTGGCATTAGCCGAGGTACACTAAACCAAATTAACTACTTCGCAAGTCCGCTCGGGGAGATTTACGCCGGAAACAGCGCTAATGCGACTTGGCAACTTAGATGCGCCAATCGTGTTATTACTATTGGCAATAATGCTGGAAATACCGTATTGGTGGCGTCTTCAAGCACAACAGGCTTCGGCTCTGATGTGGGCAACAACGCTACCTCGGCTGTTTTAGGCAATCTCAATGTGAGCATAGGGTCAGACGCGCAACGATATGCTTGGATGAAATCCGAAGGCAGCAATGCCTACTTCAGCATTGCCGGGGTCAATCGGTATAGCACGGACGGCGGCTTGACTTGGACGAATTCAGCCGGTGCGCCGACATCGGGTGGAGGTGCGCGGTATGTAAACAACGCCAGTGTGCCCTCTAAGTTTTTAGTACTTAACATAAACGGAAATTCGGTATACAACGTCACAACTAACTTCGGAGAAAGCTTTACAACCCGCTCTGTTGCATTTGCTTTTACTGCCGACGATTCTGTCGCGTGGACTGGTTCAATAGGAGCGCTAGTAGACCTTAGTACTCAGTCGGCATTCATAACGACGAACGATTTTGCGACAGTAACTCCGCTCCCGCCGATTACTGGAGTTAGCGGCAATCCACGCTCTGCTTGGGCGCTTGATTCAAGGCTATTTATTTTCTACACATCAGGCCAAATCGCCATTACTTCGGACGGCGTTACGTTCGTAGTCAGGTCTATTAAAAATTATCAGACATTTAACGCACTATATAACAGGGCCGCAGTTTTGAACGGTCGTATCGTGGTTAACGCGAATGTGTTCAACAGTGGCAATAGCAGTGGTGCGATTGTGTCAACCGATAATGGTGTGACTTGGGAGTATATAAACGTAGTAGCGTCATTGGGGGCAACACAGCAACAGGCGGCGCTTATTCGAAGTATAAATGTTGGGTCGGGATATTTTTATTTTACTGCCATGTCGCAAAATAGTATTAACGGAAGTTTGAGCGATCAATTAGTTCCGGCGAACTTTACTGGCCCGCAGTCGTACGCGTTGACCGCAAGTTCTATCAGCCCGATCCGCAGTGGCACAACCGCATACATGAGGTTGGCATGATGTACGCATTTGACGCTTATGGGCGCTACGCCGGGGAAACCGACTCCACGGCGAATTCCACGGATGCCGCCCCGCCAGAGCCGAGTTCGGATTGGGTGTGGAACCTCGGGGAGTGGGTGTATGCGCCCAATCTCCCGATGGCTCCCACATTTACCGAGCCTGTTCCAACCAAGACGCCCGAGCAGATTCAAACCGAAATCGTCGCTGCGGTGCAGTCCCGACTCGATGCGTTCGCTCAGACACGCAACTACGACGGCATCCTGTCTGCTGCCACCTACGCAACGTCAACGGTTGAGAAGTTCAGGGCAGAGGGTCAGCGTGCGGTGGAGTTGCGCGACCTGACATGGGCTGCGCTCTACGCAATCTTGGGTCAAGTGCTTGCCGGTGAGCGCGAGATGCCTGCCGGATATGCGGACATCGAAGCGGAACTGCCTGCGCTGTTGTGGGCTGATGAGGTTCAGCCCGAACCAACACCCGAACCAACACCTGAACCAACACCTGAACCAACACCTGAACCAACACCCGAACCAACACCCGAACCAACACCCGAACCAACACCCGAACCAACGCCTGAGCCCGCGCCTGAGCCCGCGCCTCCGGCTCCTGAGCCTGCACCGTGAAGCCCAAGATAGACTTCTCCCCCAACTGGAAACAGATCGTCCGCAAGGCGTGGTCGGTTCGCCTGATGGCTCTGGCCTTCGCGTTTACCTGCGTGGAGGTAATGCTGCCGTTCTTCAGTGAGTCTTTCCCGCCCCGCACCTTCGCGGTGTTGTCGGGCCTTGCGGTTGCCGGTGCGTTCGTCTCCCGCCTTGTGGCGCAGAAAGATGTCTGAGAAGAACTCGTACAGGGTGAAGGTCGCGGCCCTGACGCTGAGTGCGTCCGCCTTGGTTGGCATGGCGATCCATGAGGGCTACCGCAGTGATGCGTACTACGCAACACCGAACGAAAAGTCACGCGGCATCAGCACCATTGGGTTTGGGGAGACTGACGGGGTTAAACCCGGCGACAAGACCACGGTTGAGAAAGCCTTGGTGCAGTTGCTTGCCCGTGCGGGTGAGTTTGAGGACGGTCTTCGAAAGTGCATCAACGAGGACGCCATGCTGTACCCCTATGAGTGGTCGGCGCTTGTGTCTTGGGCGTACAACGTGGGACTGAGAAACGCCTGCGGCAGCACACTGGTCAAGAAACTGAACGCCGGGGGTGAATGGTGCTCCGAACTCCTGCGTTGGAACCGACAGCAAGGCGTTGTACTGCCCGGGCTGACCAAGCGCCGCCAAGAGGAATACGCCACATGTTTGGGGCAGTGAACCTTGCCGTAGTCGGGGCCGTCATCGCAGCGCTTGCCGGAATTGGCTCAGGTGGCGCACTTGCTTGGCAGTGGCAGGCCAATAAATACGACAAGCGTATTGCTCAGATGCAGGCGGAAGCGGAAAATGCAGCCCGACAAAGGGAGCAGGAATATGCGAAGCAGGCAAGGAAGTCAGAGCAGGCATCCGCACAGCGGCAGCAGAATCTTCGCCGTGATACTGAGCGTGCCCGCCTTGTTGCTGACGGGCTGCGCCACGACCTCGGGCGTGCCGTTGAAATGTCCCGAACCTCCCCCGCCACCTGCCCTGATCGAGCCGCTGCCATCTCAGACATACTCCGAGAATTGGAAGCTGAAGGTCGAGCAGTTTCGGAAACGGCTGATCGACATGTCGAATCAGTAAGGTCGCTCTTGGAGCGTTGGCCGGGTAAATGACATGCCGTTGAAAGCCATCAAACTCCGTCCCGGGGTAAGCAAAGAAAACACCCGCTACACCACTGAGCAGGGTTGGTTTGATTGCGACAAGGTGCGCTTTCGCATGGGCACGCCCGAAAAGGTTGGCGGGTGGAAGCGAATCTCAAACCGCTCCTTCTTGGGTGTGTGCCGCTCCTTGTGGAACTGGGTGACGCTGAACAATCAGAACCTGATCGCCGTTGGCACCAACCTGAAGTTCTATATCGAGCGCGGCGGGCGGTACAACGACATCACCCCCGTGCGGACTACGCGCATACTGGGTAACAACCCCTTTGCGGCCAACGGCACAACCATCGTGACCGTAAATGACCCGCTGCACGGTGCGTTCGATGGAGACTTTGTGACCTTCTCGGGGGCCACGGGTACGTTCGCCAACATCCTGACGGGCGAGTTTCAGATCGCCGTTCTCAGCGCCAACCAATACACGATCACGGTTCCCGTTCCTCTTGTTGCGGGCAACTACGGTGGTGCTACGGTGTCTGCGGCCTATCAGGTCAATACCGGCCCGGAGGTTGTGGTGCCCCTGACGGGTTGGGGCGCGGGTGCTTGGGGGTCTGGAGCGTGGGGTCTGGGCAATCCGAGCGCGGATGCCATCCGTATCTGGAGTCAGAGCAACTTCGGTGAAGACCTGATCTTCGGCCCTCGCGGGGGCGCTATCTATTACTGGGACGCAACCAACGGCGTGAACACCCGTGGGGTGTTTCTGTCTTCTTTGCCGATGGCCTCTGATGTCCCGGTGACGCAGAACTTCATCTTCATCTCGGACATCAACCGCTTCGTGTTTGCGATGGGAGCCAATGACCTTGGCACGACGGTGCGCGACCCCATGCTGATCCGGTGGTCTGATCAAGAGAGCGCGGTCAACTGGACTCCGGCAGCAACCAATCAGGCGGGCAGTCTGAGGCTGTCGCGGGGCTCGGAGATTGTGGCGGCTATTCAGACCCGGCAGGAGGTCGTGGTGTTCACGGACTTCGCCGTTTACTCGCTCCAGTATCAGGGTGCGCCCATCGTGTGGGGCGCTCAACTCTTGGGCGACAACACCTCCATCATCAGCCCCAATGCGGTGGCGATTGCTTCTGGCGTGGTGTTCTGGATGGGCGTGGACAAGTTCTACACCTACGATGGCCGCGTGCAAACGCTACCCTGCGATCTGCGGCGGCATGTCTTTGGGAACATCAACACCACCCAGTTGGCGCAGGTGTACGCGGGAACCAATGAGGGCTTCAACGAGGTCTGGTGGTTCTACCCGTCCGCCAACTCCATGCAGAACGACCGATATGTCGTTTACAACTATCTGGAGAAGGTCTGGTACCACGGCACTTTGGGCCGCACGGCATGGCTTGACTCTGGCCTGAAGGACTTTCCCATTGGGGCCACCTACAGCAACAACCTCGTGGAGCATGAGAACGGGGTGGATGACTTCCAAGACGAAATGCCTGTGGCGATCAACGCCTACATCGAGTCGTCTGAGTTTGACATCGAGGACGGGCACAACTTCGGCTTTGTGTGGCGCGTTCTGCCGGATGTGACCTTTGATGGCTCAGTGTCTGAGCATCCCGCCGCGACGATGACGCTGATTCCCATGAAGGGGTCTGGCTCAGGGTTTACCACGCCCCAGTCTGTGGCGGGCACGAGCAGTGCGCCGATAACCCGGACGGCCACGGTGCCGATCGAGCAGTTCACCAACCAAGTCAATATCCGCGTGCGTGGACGGCAGATGATCTTGAAGATGCAGTCCACCGATCTTGGGGTCATGTGGCAGATGGGGACACCTCGTTTAGACGTACGTGTGGACGGGAGGAAATAGATGTGATTGACTCCCCCACCCCACCGAACATCCCACTCGCTCCCACCGAGTGGGATTCGCGTTTTCACGACCAGTACAGCAACGTCTTCCGTCTGTACTTCAATCGTCTGAGCGCTGCGTTGCAGAACGTATTTGGCGTGCGTGGTGGGCAGTTTCTGTCCTATCCGTATGGCGCGTATCAGAACGATTCGGACGTAACCCAAGCGGCCATCAACACCCCGAGCGTCATACCCCTGACCACAACTGACTTTGAGTCGGGCGTTTACTACATCCCGGGGGACGGCATCCATGTGGAGCAGTCCGGCCTATACAACCTCCAGTACAGCCTTCAGTTCCGCAACACGGACTCCCAACTGCATAACGCCTATGTGTGGCTTCGCAAGAACGGGATAGATGCGCCGGGTACGGCCAGTGCGTTTACAGTGGCATCCAAGCACGGCGCGATTGATGGGTATTCGATTGGGTCGGTGAATTTCTACATGCAGTTGATGGCGCAGGAATACGTGGAGTTGTGGTGGGCGGTGGACAGCACGGCTGTTTCTCTGGACATGATCCCGGCGCAGACAACTCCATACCCAAGACCCGTCAGCCCCTCTGCGGTGGTGACACTAACCTTTGTATCGGCGGTTTGATATGGCCTTGATGACCGAACAGCAGATGGAAGAAGGGGGTAACCAAGGCGGCACCCCTGCCCCGTTTGACTTCAAGAACTTCATCTACCAAGGCGGTGCTGACGACACCCTCGCCACTCAGCGGGGTCTGGA